CCTTTTGCATTCCAATCAGCAACACCGGTTCAGACGATTAGTTCCATTTCGCTGCCAACCAATTCTAGAATAGTAACAGTCAATCTTTCGTCTGGTGCGGTTCCTGGTATTGGTTCGGCAGTTAATATTCAGGATACCTATCTCAACATTGCGAATGGAAACTTTGTCGTAGAGACAACTCCTTCCGTAACACAATTCACATATAGCGCAAGAGCAGTCAATTCAACTGCGGTTACCAATATTTTTGATGCTAATAAGACTGGTATCTTTAGTGGAACAACTTATGCCAATGCAACAATTGGTCTTGGTTCGGCAATTGTTGAGTCTATTGGTGGTAATGCCGTAAGAGTTACCACAACCGTTCCACACGGTCTCACAATTGGTAATGAAATTGCAATGGCAAACTTGAGTGGAACCACTCCACCAAACGGTTCATTCGTTGTTTCTGGTGTCACAAGTTCCAGAACATTCACTTATTATACCTATGGACCAAACCCAGCAGGTCTCGGTACTGCAGGTGGAGCAAATATTTTTGTAAGACCACAGGCACAGTTCCTACACAGACCATTTGACGGTGGCGTAATTTTTACAAGTAATGCGAATGCAAACTATGAGCAGGCAATTCGTCAAACCAGACGTTATTTCCGTTATCAGTCAGGTAAAGGTATTCAAATCAGTTCGGGTTCAATTCTGAAGCCAAATCTTCAAATTGACTCAATGACATTTTCCAGTGGTACTGGTCTTGTCACGGTCCAAACAAAAGAGCAGCACAATCTTCAACCAGGTTCAACTCTTACAATTTTTGGTGCAACTGAAGTAGGATATAATGGGACCTTCACAACCTATTCTGTAACAGGATATAATACATTCACCTATATTCCACTATCAGTACCATCATCACTGATTGCATCTGGTAACTATTATGCTTCAATTAGTGGTTGGTATGGTTGCACTAACCGTCTTGGTGCATATGATTTCCAGAACGGTCTTTTCTTTGAATTTGATGGGCAGAACATCTATGCTGTTCGTAGAAGTTCCACCTTCCAGATTTCTGGTAGTGTCAGTGTAGTTAATGGATCAAATACGATTACTCAGTCAAGTGCTTCCTTCCCAACATACTTCAATAAGCAACTGAATATTGGAGACTTTATTGTCATTCGCGGTCAGCAATACAGAATTGACGGTATCGCAAGTGATACCTCACTCACAATTACTCCATCCTATCGTGGAGCAAGCTCTGATTTCTGTATTGTATCTAAGACACAGGACTTAAGAATTCCCCAATCACAATGGAATATTGATAAGTGTGATGGAACAGGTCCTTCTGGATATAGTTTGGATCTTTCTAAGATGCAGATGTTCTATATTGACTATTCTTGGTATGGTGCAGGTTTTATTCGTTGGGGATTTAGAGGTCCAACAGGTGACGTAATCTACTGCCATAAGTTACCAAACAACAACCTCAATACCGAAGCATATATGCGTTCTGGTAACCTACCAGCACGTTATGAAAGTTCTGCAGTTCCTCCTTATACCTATATTCTTTCAACGCTCAATTCAGGTGATACCAGTATCAGTGTTGCAAGTACCACAGGTTTTCCACCACGTGGAACACTGGTTGTTCGTAATGCTAATACTTATGAATATGTCAATTACAGTAATGTAAGTGCCGGTACAAGCGTCTTCACTGGTCTCACCAGAGCGCAGGCAGGTGCCACCCCATCGGTTACGGTGGCACAAGGTGCTGTGGTCGCAACGGCAACCACAACGGGCATTCAGGTCGGTCAGAGGGTCATTAACAGTGCTTTCCCAGAATCAACCTTTGTTGCATCAATTGGTGCAGGAACTGTTAATCTTACTCAAGGTGCCGCATTTGCTCTATCTGGTGTTGCCGTAACCTTTGCTCCAATGGGTGCAACATCGGCACAGACATTTACTTATAGTGCAACGGCTCCAGTTGCCGTAGAACTTGCCTATCCAACTTATGCTCCGACAATTTCTCACTGGGGTACAAGTGTGATTATGGACGGAAGATTTGACGATGACAAATCGTTGATTTTCACCTATGGTCAAAGAACTCCTACGATTATTGCGGCAGGACAACAAATCGCTCTGTTCTCCATTCGTGTTGCACCTTCTGTTGATAATGGACAACCAGCGGCATTTGGTGCCAGAGAACTTATCAATAGAATGCAGTTAAAACTTGTTTCTCTTGACCTTGGACTTTCTCCTGTTGGTCTTGTCACATCATTCTCCAATGTTCTGGTAAGAGCATATTTGAATGCTACCCCATCAACGGCAACTCCCTGGACCAATGCCGTTGGTAACATTCCTGGTCTTGTCAATTCATCACTCGCACAAATCGCTGACTACTCTGGTGGTGCTACCGTTATTACTGGTGGTGAGGTTACTGCCGGGTTCTTTGCAAGCAGCACACAAAGTATTGATCTTTCAAACGTTCGTGACTTGGGTAACTCCATTCTTGGTGGTGGTGGTCCTAACTCTAATACTCAAATCTATCCTGATGGACCTGATGTTCTGACGATTACTGCATCAAACGTTGGTCCGACACCAGTTCAGGTGTTCGGTCGTATCTCCTGGACTGAGGCACAGGCATAATGGCACTTAACCAATTTAAGCACAATCTACCAGAACCAGTTCAGATTGATGACATTACCCTCAGGGGAACTAATTCAACACTGAATGCGGCAAATGCAACGGTTACCAATCTGACGGCAACAAATGCAATAGTAACTGCTCCTCTCTTATTTCCTAAAGTTTTAACAGGAAATTATACGATTGGTGCAAATTATAATGGTCTTCTGGCTGGTCCAATCAATGTTACGGGTTCAATTGTAGTTAATGGTGTTCTTGTAGTTGTTTGAGGTAGAATAGAATGGCAATTATCAATTATGATGGCATCTCTGGTATCAGTAGCATCACGGCAACTGGAAGCACAGTTCAGTTTTATAATGCCACAGGAGCATCAAGTTTTATGACTACCAATTCTTCTGGAGTTGGTATAGGAACTAATAATCCAGCATCTTCTCTTGATTTAAAATCAAGAACAGACTCTATTTTGCTTCCACAAGGAACTACAGCACAAAGACCCGTTTCTTCAACAGGAATGGTTAGATATAATAATAGTTATAATTTAGTTGAATATTATAATGGAAGTTATTGGTATGATGTTGTTAGTGGAAGCACAGTATATGATGGATCAACATCTGCATTAGCGGCATTATCAGCTCTTGATATTAAAAATGTAACTGGAACTAATACTGATGGTGTTTATTGGATTAACTTACCCACAGTTGGTCCTACTCAAATTTATTGTTTGATGGATACCAAATGGGCTGGTGGTGGTTGGATGATGGCAATGAAAGCTACAAGAGGAACTACCTTTAACTATGCATCATCTTATTGGACAAGTATTAATACTTTAACTCCTGCAGATAATACTAGAAACGATGCCGATGCTAAATTCAATACATTTAATTATTATCAGTGCAAAGATTTATTAGCACTTTGGCCAGATATTGGTCAAGGTGGAATGTTACAAAATACTGGTTGTTGGTCTTGGGTTGAAAATTCATTCTTAGGTGGTGCTAAAACAACTCTGCAAAATTTCTTCAATACTGGACATCAAATAAACAAAGGAAGTGGTAAATCATTTGGTGGATGGGGATTTGGAACATTTTCATCACAGGGGGGTTTTCAATGGCACGGATTTAATTATCAGGGAAATGCCACTTCCAGAGTAAGATGGGGATTTGCCTGGAATAATGAAAATGACCAAGCGACTAATGATACTTCTGGAGGACTTGGATTGGATAGTGGTAAAGGAAATTATTCTGCTGGGGATTATGCAGGTGCTCAGGATACAACAGGCATTAATAGAACTGCCAGAGTTGAATTATACATTAGATAGAAGGAATAATCCACTAATAAATACTTAAAAAACCATAATGGCTTCCGAATTAAGAGTTAATACCATCACAAGCACAACAGGAGTAGGAACCGTAACTCTGGGTAGTGGTGGTGTTTCTTTCTCGGGAACTCCAACATTTAATGATGTAACTTTGAGTTCTATTAATGGAAATGCCATTAGTGGCACCAGAAATCGGATAATCAACGGATCCATGGAAATAGACCAGAGAAACGCTGGTGGTTCTGTGACTTTGAATAACACCAATCTTTATACTGTTGATAGATGGCAAGCAGCTGCTATAGGTGGTTCAGGAACTGGCACAGCAACTGCACAAAGAGTTGCCGATGCTCCTGCAGGATTTGTTTATAGCCTCAAATATACAGTAACTAATGCAAAAACTCCTGCTGCTAGTGATAATTTTTGGATTTACCAACCAGTAGAGGGACAAAATATAATTGATTTTGCATTTGGAACTGCATCGGCAAAAACAATTACATTATCTTTTTGGGTTAAATCTTCATTAACCGGAACTTTTTCTGGATTTTTAAGAGCACAAACTGCAGTTCCACTATATCGTTCTTATGTTTTTAACTATACAATCAATTCTACAAATACCTGGCAATATGTAACAGTAACTGCTGCAGGTGATACTGGGCAAGTTCCAGCACTTGATAATACTTGCGGAATAAGTGTTCTTTTTGATTTGGGTTCTGGTTCAAATTATCAAACTTCAACACTTAATTCTTGGCAAACTGGAAATTATTATCGTTCTACAAGCTCAACAAATCTTATTTCTACAAATGGTGCAACATTCCAAGTCACAGGAGTTCAGTTAGAATTAGGTTCTACAGCTACTCCTTTTGAAAGAAGATCCATAGGCCAAGAGCTTGCCTTCTGTCAGAGATATTATGAAACTAATTATCAACCAGGATATACTCCTGGTTATAATTTTAATGAAACATATGCCTGGACTAATTCAAAAGCATGGGGTTTAAATTTTAATGCTTCTGATGATGCAGTTACTGCACAAAGTATATATTGGAAAGTGACAAAAAGAAATTCCCCAACAGTTACAATTTATAGTCCAAACAATGGAACATCTGGACAAGGATATAGATATAGTGGATCTGGTGGAACTGGAAATTTCTCATTGCCCGTAACATATACAACACCAGACCACGCATTATTGACAGTTACTCTTGCTGCTACTGGTAGTACAACAGAATCTTATTTTATGTTTACTGCAAATTCGGAGCTATAAAATGAATATAAAATCGGTTAAGAAACAAATTATTAAAAAATCTGAAGAAATTTGTGAGGCAAATACTTTAATAGTAACTTATGAAAATGATTTAATTAGTTATGTTCCTATTGATGAAAGTAATGAAGAATATAAAAGAATATTAACTTGGATTTCTGGAGGAAATAAGATAGAGGAATATAAAATTGGTTTTGATATTATTGAACCACAAGAACTCACGGTTCAAGAAAAACTACAGGCTGCTGGTCTTACAATAGAAGAACTTAAAGAAGCTTTAGGTTTATAGTCCCATCTTCAACCCAGACAAACCTATTCTAATCATAAAATCACATTCTGTCAATCCCTTGACAGCAAAATCAAAATCCCTTATAATATTCAAGTCTTCAACATCCTTGTATCTTTGGGATTGAAGATCTTCTTCTGTGGTGGGAAGAAGTCATTTTGGTGGTAAAATAAGAGGAGCAAAGTCTCCTCTTTTTTCTTATATAAATCTTATTGCATATACAAAAAGAAATGAAATTTACAATCTACTCTAAAACTGATTGCCCATATTGCGAAAAAGTAAAACAAGTATTGGACTTGACAAAACAAAGCTTTGTGGTTTATACTTTAGATACTGATTTCACAAGAGAACAGTTTTATGCAGAGTTTGGAGAAGGTTCTACTTTTCCACAAGTTCTCTGTGACGAAAAGAAATTAGGAGGTTCCGTTGAAACCATCAAATACCTCAAGGAACAACAAATCGTCTAATCCCGACATAAATAATTCCAACAATCACGGTAATCGTGGTTTTGAACTTATCTTAAGTGGAGGTAAGAGAAAGCAACCCAAGGATTTTCATATTATTTTTGAGAAGTTGGTTTGCTTTCTAAAACGGGAAGTAACCATCTATTTTGAGTTTTCTTTAAGCATAAAGAAAGAACGATCAATTCCCGTAAGGAGTAAAAACAATGTTAGCAATTAGCTTAGTATTCGGTTCATTTTTAACCGTACTGTTTCTTATAGTGGGAGTGATTGGAGGATGGGTTGCCAGAGAATATATGATGACGCATCAAGAAGGTGCCAGAAATATGGCATATCATCCAGAGTTTTATGATAACGAAGGAAATTTTATAGATCAAGAAATTACTACAGTGAGATTTGAGCACACAGATGACTACTACGACGAAGGCGAAGACGACTAAACCAGCAACTACAAAAAGAACAGTTACTGCGGTCGTTGATAATTTACCAAAAAATCCTTTTATCTTTGAGGTTCTGGATCTCGTATCCAGACAAAAGGTAATTGCCAAAAAAGTGGAAACACTGAAAAAATATGAGGATATGTCTCTCAAGGCAGTTCTTATCTGGAATTTTGATGAGAGCATCATCTCTGCCGTTCCTGAAGGACAAGTTCCTTATGCGGGATATGCGGACCAGACCACCTATAGTGGATCTTTATCTACAAGAATTAGTGAAGAAATTCGTAAGATGCACGAGGTTAGTTCCTTCTCATTAGGCAATACCTCTGATGACAGCGGACGCACAACCATTCGCAGAGAGTTCAAGCATTTTTATCACTTTATCAAGGGTGGTAATGATGGAATGAGCAAAATTCGTAGAGAAGCGATGTTCATTAATATTCTTGAGGGTCTTCATCCACTGGAAGCAGAAATCTTGTGCCTGATTAAGGACAAGCAACTTGATACCAAATATAACATCACAAAAGAAATTGTTTCGCAAGCCTATCCCGATATTGTATGGGGTAATAGAGCCTGATTAATCTACATTATTAACTATGGAAAATATAAAAGAAAGAAAGATGTCCGCAGAAACTACCAAGACATCCGTAAAAGATCAAGAAACTTGGACTGTTCAAGAAAGAGAATTATTAAGATCTCGTTACGGTTGCGAAGTACTTAAACACAATTGCACTCTACAGGAAGCACAGGTTACTGATGTTCCTACGGATGCTCATATCGTAACTTATGTTTTGAACGGCAAGACTTGTTATGACCTGACGAGATGTGGCAAAAAGGTAAATCTTTTTGATATGTACTATGATAATCTGGGACCAGTGATCAAAAGTATTAGTTGGGGTTGTGGTAAAATTAGTCCCAAAGTATGGGGATACGAACCACCCAAGAGTAAGAAGAGGAAATAATGGTAGCGGCACGATACACATAAAGTATCGGTTGCTACTTTTTCAATTTTATGCTAATATATACAGTACGTTCAACCCATAAGGGTCGGAAGTAAGCCGACGTGGAACGGATTTCGTTCATCTATGGAAACACTCTTACTTAGTTGCCTTCAGGCACAATTGGTTATTGGAAGAGTAATGGAGGTCAATATGCCACCACAAATTCGCAATGATTTAATTTGGGAAATCAAAAAGATTGCACCCAGCGAGTGTAAAATAGACGCAACCGCCGACTGAAGGAACGCTCTTTAACCTAAACCCCTAAGGAGATACCTAATGTCAAACAAAACTATCAATGTGCTTCAACTCATTAAAGAGAAAAAGCAAAAAGAAGAACGCAAACACCAAGCAAAACTTGCAATGGCAATGCGCTGATATTCTGGAGGGGTTGATCCCCTCCTTTTTTTATGGTAGAATGACCAAAGAGTATTCAATTAAATGGATAAGGAAAAACTGAAACTCATCGTTCGTAATATGGAACTTCTTGTAGATAGTCTCAAAGAAGAAATCTACTCTGATGTTCAGGCATATAAATTTGATGATGTTAAGCCTAGAGAATTGGATTACGATGAAATCTTTGAGGATGATGAATGAGGACCAAAAAAGCAATTCAATTAATTAAGGAAGCACTGAAGCAAGACCATTTGTATTCTGACGAAGAACTTAAGTTTATGAAGTCGCAACTTTCTGTGCTACAATCGCAAAAAGAACCCACAAAAGATTACAAAGGATTTGGAAAGAAATGACCGTAAAACTTATTAGCGTGACTCCAGATGCAGAAAAAACAATGGCATTTATTGCACGAGTTTCTAATCCAAGTAATCAGAGTTCGGAAAACTATTCCAAGTTGCTTGCTTATTGTATTAAGCATAATCATTGGTCTGTGTTTGAACAGTCTTCTATGACACTGGAGATTGAAACAACCCGTGGTATTGCGGCACAAATCTTGCGTCACAGGAGTTTCACATTTCAGGAATTCAGCCAACGCTATGCAGATACAAATCTGATTGCCGAGGACATTCCCCTACCAGAACTTCGTAGGCAGGATACAAAGAACCGTCAGAACTCCACAGACGACCTTCCAGCAGACCTTACTGCTCAACTTTACTCCAAGATCCAAGATCACTTTAATGCCGCTCAGGACCTCTACAAGGAACTCTTAGAGGCAGAGGTGGCAAAAGAGTGTGCAAGGTTTGTATTGCCACTGGCAGTTCCCACAAGGATTTATATGACGGGTTCTTGTAGGTCGTGGATCCATTATATCAATCTGCGTTCTGCTCACGGAACTCAGAAAGAACATATGGTAATTGCCGAAGAGTGTAAGAAAGTGTTTGCCGAACAATTCCCAGCAGTCTCGGAAGCTCTTGACTGGATCTAAATAACGATACACATTATTAAACCCTATGGCAATTTATCCGATTATTCATAAAGAAACTGGTGAGACGAAAGTGATTGAAATGAGTGTTCATGACATCACACAGTGGTATCAGGACAATCCCGAATGGCAAAGGGATTGGTCACAAGGATCCGCAAGTCCGGGAGAAGTTGGTGAGTGGAAAGATAAACTCATCAGCCGTAATCCCGGATGGAATGATGTTCTTGGAGTGGCATCAAAAGCACCTGGCTCTCGCGTAAAGAAAATCTAATGGCAAGAAGAAAAAGGACGAACGATCAACCAATCGGTGTTGGTCTTACAACCCGTCAGGCAAAGAGAAAGAAAGCACTTGGGAGTGAATATCTTTTAGATATTGATCCACTCACAGACAATCAAAGAAAACTTTTTGATGCATATGCCGAAGGTAAGCACATTGTTGCCTATGGTTGTGCAGGAACTGGTAAGACTTTCATCACTCTTTATAATGCTCTCTGTGAAGTTCTTGATGAAAGAACTCCTTATGAGAAAATCTATCTGGTTCGTTCTTTAGTTGCCACCAGAGAGATTGGTTTCCTTCCTGGCTCTTATGAGGATAAGTCAGACATTTACCAGATTCCTTATAAGAATATGGTGAAGTATATGTTTCAGATGCCTTCTGATGTCGAGTTTGAGATGCTCTATGGTAATCTTAAATCTCAGGAGACCATTAAGTTCTGGAGCACCTCATTCTTAAGGGGCACCACACTTGATAACTCGATTGTGATTGTAGATGAATTCCAAAACTGTACCGCACATGAACTGGATTCAATCATTACTCGTGTTGGTGAGAACTCTAAAATTATGTTCTGTGGAGATGCTACTCAGTCCGATCTACAGAAGACTAATGACCGTAATGGAATTGTTGATTTTATGAGCATCCTGCGTAAAATGCCATCGATTGATATTATTGAATTTGGTGTTGATGATATTGTTCGTTCTGGACTTGTCAAAGAATATATCCTTGCGAAAATAGAAGCAGGTTTTTAAATATGCACATTTGTATTATTGGAACTGGAACTTCAGGATGGATGTGTTGCAATCTTTTAAAGAATATCCAGTTCATTGATAAAATTACGGTAGTAGGATCTCCCCATATTCCACCCATTGGTGTTGGGGAGTCCAATACTCTTCTTTTTGTAAATAATTTTCTAAATCCATTAATTTTAAATGGAGATTTCACACTTGAAGAATTTATTATAGGAACTGATGCCGTATTAAAATATGGTGTCAATTATATAAACTGGTCCAAAAAAGATTATATTAATCACTTCAAGAATTTTGATCTAGAGGATTATGCCCATTATGGAAGACTTTTGGCAAATAAGGATCCAGAAGTTTATATTCACGATCTAATTGCATATAACCTAACTCAGACAATATTCAATGATCATGTTTCTTTGGATGGCAATACGCATCCAATATCGTATCATTTTGATGCTGGAAAGTTTATAGATTTCTTCTCACAAAATGCACTCAAAGATCCAAAAGTAGAGTTTCTTTCTGGAACGGTAAATGATGTAATAAAGAGAGATGATGATGTTCAAACTATTTTTGTTGATGGAGTAGAATTTTCTGCAGATTATTATGTGTTTGCAACAGGGGACACAAAATTAAATGAAGATGTATTGGGCATCAAATATGAAGACTTGTCCAATGTTCTTCTAACGAATAAGGCAGTTGTCTATCCTCTCAAATATACAAAAAAAAGAGAACAATTTCATCCTTATACAAAAGCAAAGACTATGAAGCACGGTTGGAGATGGATTACTCCAACTTGGTCCAGAATTGGAACTGGATATGTATTCAGCACAAATCACGTAAGTATAGATGAAGCTGTAGATGAATTTTTAAATGACATTGGTGATAAAACTATTGAACCAATCGTCGTTAATTTCAATCCAAAATATAATAAAACTCCATTTCACGAAAATTATTGTACTCTGGGAATGGCACAGGGTTTCCTAGAACCATTGGATGCACCCGGAATTACCGCAACTCTTAATACAATAGAATCGGTAATTAATTATCTCGCAATTAAAAATCCTCAGGACAATTCTACCTATCTTGAAAAAATAAATGAATTAATTGCCTTTGACTATAAGTATTGGTGTTCGTTCATTCTGTGTCAGTACAAAACTTGTCATCGTAATGATACTGACTTCTGGAGAGACCATAAGCTTGTAAAATATGATTTCTATGATATAATAATGAGTAACTTGGATAATCCATATTTCGTCAATTATGATGACATATTAATGTTTCATCAAACTATTGCATCCAAAGATGTTCAGTGGAAAACAAATCTTAAAAGTTTGCCATATAAAATCTTTGACGAAGAATATCCAACTATGCATCACTTAGATTATATTAAAAATTTTCATGAACAGGTATGGGCAAAATGAGTTTTAATCATATTGACATTGCCCTTCCTAAACTGGAAAGGGAGACCATTGATGGTATTCGTTATTATAAAGTACCTGATGATGAAGAACTACTCAAGTTAGTTTCGATTACTTCTATCACAAGTCACTTTAATAAAGAGATCTTTGTGAAGTGGAGAAAAAAAGTTGGAGATGAGGAAGCAGACCGTATCACAAAACTTGCAACAAGTCGTGGTACGGATATGCATACTCTTACTGAGTATTTCTTGAAAAACTTAGAATCTCCTACGGAGATTCTTCCAATCTCAGAGTTTTTATTTAATATTGCGAAATCAACTCTCAAGAATATAAATAATATTCACTCTCTTGAAGGTTCCCTATATAGTAAGCAATTAGGTATTGCGGGAACCGTTGATTGCATTGCCGAGTATAATGGTGAGCTGGCAATCATCGATTTTAAGACTTCTAAGAAACCCAAACCACGTGAGTGGATTGACCATTATTTCGTTCAGTGTTGTGCCTATGCGGCAATGTTTTACGAACTGACTGAGATACCAGTCAAAAAATTTGTTATCATTATGTCTTGTGAAAATGGAGAATGTGTAGTTTATGAAGAATACGACAAAGCAAAGTACCTTAAATTGCTCGTCCAATATATTAGAAAATTTGTTGGAGATAAACTTGAGCAGTATGGAACCAAATAAAGAACTAGAGCAGGTAATAGAGGATAAGTTTCTCACTCCTTCCAAATTTTCTCTTGAAATAGAGAAGATCGTTGCGGAGGAAGGTATGAACTATATCGATGCTATTTGTCACTATTGTGAGATTAATAACATCGAGGTTGATTCAATTACGAAACTCGTATCCAAACCACTGAAAGAAAGATTGAAGTATGATGCTATCAATCTAAACTTTATGAAGAAAACATCGAGAGCTCGTCTTCCTCTATGAGTCCATTTGAATGCTATCAACATTATCTTTCTCTCAAAAGTCATTTTACAAATCCAAAATACGATTTCTTTAAATACGGTGGGAAGTCACGGGCAACTATGACTTCCTTTAACAAACGTAAGGATAAATATTTTTTTGAGAAATCATCAAGGAAATATTCCGACAAAGAAATTGTAGATTTTCTTGTATCAAATTTTGTTGCCACAGACAACCCACAGAACATATGGATTGGAGAAATCATAAACTCTGGCGAAAGAACATACACGGAGTGGATGAAACGACAGCAGAGTTTAACCTACTTGTTCAAAGAACAATCGGAAGAATTACTCTCGGAAATCAAATTAGAAGATGTCTTCAGTTGTTCGAAAGGTCATCCACCAGTTCTAAAAAAATTCCTGGGCGGGAAGATTTCACCTGAAGTACTGGTGATTTATGATATAATCTTCCAGTTCGGGAATATATTTGATAAGAAACTTTTGGACCCAGTATGGGAAACCGTAAGTTTAAAAATCAAGAAGTACAAACCATTTCTAAATATCGATGTATTCCAGTACAAAAAACTTTTACGGGAAATTGTAAATGAGTAAATTCTTTGACTCTGACCTTATACAAGAAGAACTTGAAGAAATCAATGAACTTCAAAGGTTCATTTATGGAAGTATTCTTACTTTTGGTTCAATGACCCGTGAAGATAAACTGGAACACATTGAAAAGATGACACTGTTGCTGGAAAAGCAACGCATTATGTACACGAGACTTTCTCTTTCTGATGATCCACAAGCGATTGAGATGAAAGAGAATCTGCGTAAATCTGTGGCAATTATGGGATTTCCCCCTGACACAGATATGAATTTACTTTTTAATAGTATGACCAAAACAATTGAGTCTCTCAAGCAATTTCTTGACAAGTGAGACCATCCTTGCTATACTATCCAAGTAATCCCCCAAAATCCAAAACTATCCGAGGTATCCAATGTCTTTCTCTGATCTTAAGAAGCAGTCCAAACTGGGCTCCCTGACTGCTAAATTGGTTAAAGAAGTAGAAAAAATGAATAATAACACGTCATCTGGTGATGAACGTGTATGGAAACTTGAATGCGATAAGAGCGGCAATGGTTATGCCGTCATTCGTTTCCTCCCTGCTCCTAACGGTGAAGATCTGCCGTTTGTGAAACTGTACTCCCACGCATTCCAAGGTTCTGGTGGTTGGTACATTGAGAATTCTCTCACCACTCTGAATCAAAAAGATCCTGTGTCGGAACTGAACTCCGAACTGTGGAACAATGGCACTGATGCTGGCAAAGAAGTTGCTCGTAAGCAGAAGCGTAAGCTGACTTATGTTGCCAACATCTATGTTGTCAAAGATCCTGCTAATCCTTCCAACGAAGGTAAAGTCTTCCTCTATAAGTTCGGTAAGAAAATCTTTGATAAGATTACTGCTGCAATGCAACCTGAGTTTGAAGATGAGACTCCTATCGATCCGTTTGACTTCTGGCAGGGTGCCAACTTCAAACTGAAGGCAAAGAATGTTGCTGGTTATCGTAACTATGACTCCAGTGAGTTTGCCGCACAAGGTGCTCTTCTGGATGATGATGAAGAGATGGAAGCAGTGTGGAAGAAGCAGTATTCTCTTGCAGAACTTGTTGCTCCCGATCAGTTCAAGTCTTATGATGAACTGAAGAAGCGTCTTGATTATGTTCTTGGTAACAAAGTTGCTCGTCGTCAGGATCCTGAGGTTGCCGATGAGGAAGAGACTTCTCGTGGTCCAGTTCGTGATCTTGATGAAGATCTTCGCACCGAACTGAGTAATCTGAGTTCTTCCAAGTCTTCTTCCTACGATGAAGATGAAGACGATACTCTCTCCTACTTCGCAAAGTTGGCTGAGTGATAAGAACGGGGAGGGAAACCTCCCCTCTTTTTATAGGATGGTATTTCTTGTATTCTCTGTCTGAATCAGTCTCTCATTAACATACTGAGAAGACTTATCATAATACATAATCTTTCTCATATCATTCAAGAACTGCTGTAGATATACTTTCTTCAGAACATAAATTCCACGCTTCTCATTGTTCTTCATAACTTCATACTCATAATTTGTAATTCCAGCAACAGGATTTAAAGTATCCAAAGCATTAGATGGATTTGGTATTGTAAATGTTGAATCCACAACTTTACCTGCTGGAAGAATCAAACGACCTTGTGAGTCCTTAACTTCGGTTGTTTCATAATATTTGATATCACTTAGATGCTCAATTCCATATTTCTCTTCTGAAAACCTGTAAATATCTCTATCGGATAAAGGCCAGTCATTTCTGATATTGACAATACCAGCAGAAATGATGACAACCCAATCGAGATCTGCTCTACCATAAAGTTCTTCTGCGACTGTATCTGGTCTGGCACCATCGGCAATCTGATACTTATCAAATACCGTAAAAACATTCTGAAGATCGTCACGAAGTTTAATACGGCGAAATAAATTCTTAACTTTCACATATTCATCAGAAGATGATCTACGAGAAAGTGGTGATTGATAGTTTAAGTCTGGTAGCTCTCTGAAGTATCCCATTAGTAACCAACTCCTGTGTCTTGATCTGAATAATCTTCAAAGTAGATTGGATTGAGTTCTTGAAAGTTCATAGAAATTTTCATATGAACCGGTGTGGAATCCCCATAAACAGAATAATTTCCAGAACCAGTATAATTAACTGCCATTCCTTTCATTGCCATTGGTTTGAATGAATGCAAGAAAGGATGCTTCTTATTGCCACTTCTATATTCAAGTTGAAAGACTCTTGGAGCACTAATGAACAATCCAGAACCAGGAGAATTAGTGGCACTTGTTCTTGCTGCCTGCGCTCTTTTTAATGTAGTGATAATTTTTTTGATTTCTTTTGCCTCATTACCATCTCTTGGTGCCAAATCATATTCAAAGGCAAACTCTCTAAGACTTACTCCTCTGAAAAGAAGTTCCATATTTGGATTAAGAACCTGCCCACTTGTCCTTGCCACAAGATCGGAAGTTTGTACATTGGCATTTAAGGTTTGTAAAGCAGCTGCAGAAAAAAGACTGGTTGTTTGATCTTGCAAATTTCCAGTAACCGCTGATGCTTGAAATTTACTTGCAAAGTTACTCAATTCTTTACCAATGCCCTCTAATTTTTTAGATCTTATAACACCGCTAACAGCTTCAGCGCCAGCAAGTTCAAATGCATTTAATGTACTATCTCCCCAATTTACCGAGTTTTGATCTTGAACGTTCTGAGGAATTGGTAATAAAATAATCGCCTCTGGAGTTTTAATATTATTTTGAAGAGACTGAGTTGATGTTCTAAATGAAAAATTATTAGTACCAGAACTAATGCCAGGAGGTTGATATGCAATTATCTTAATCAACAAGTAATCATCAGAATCTGTAAGTTTTTTATATGGATATCTCAGAGTTTGTATTGATTTAGGAGCAGCAGCATCCTTATACCCTTGAGTAACAGCTGCCTGAGTTGCTGATGATAAACTTTGTGGGAAAGAAACTGCCATTTATCTTTTCTAACTATTTAGACGGATATTTGCATAAGGAATAGACCGTAAATCCTCTAACTCATCAGATCTTACTTCATAAATTCCTCCTGGTATTTCATCCCAAGTATATTGTCTGGTTCCGTTGGATCCCCAGTGAAAGTTAATACCTCTAAATCCCCACTCAAATCTATCAGTCACTGCGACTAATGGATTTTGATCATATTGTATGTTCGGTGTCTTTGGGGTATAAACAAAGGTATAAAATTTTCCAGGTTGTGGAACTTTATCAACTTCTGTTAATACCGAAATAATTTCAATCATTAAATCATCGGGTTTCTCATTACCGACTAAATTATCAATCACTCCACGAACTCTATTATCACTTGTCTCTGATGGATTTTTTCTTTGTTTAAGAGTCTTTCTTGGCATTATTTGATACCTAATTCTGTTTCTGTGAGTATCTTAAATTCCCAACCATTATCCTTACAAAAATCTCTTGCCGCAGACCATTTTGCCTGATTTTTAGCATACTCCATCACTTCATAAAGATATCCTTTTGTCACTCTCTTCTTCTTCTCTGGTTCAACCGTTTGTTTCTTTGGTTTAATTTCAATCAAGTATTTTTTAATCTGACCCGTACTTTCTTTGACTTTGATATAAAAGTCTGGAAAATATCTATGAGGGCGATTGTCAAGAGGAGATATGTATCCAAGAGCAATCTCTTCACTTCCCCATTCCAATATATTTACATTCGTATCACAATATTTCATAAAACGGCGTTCCCATAATGACCTGTAAATTACATTATTGGGGTCACCTTTATATTTTCTGGGATTGATTGGACTATATTTTCCCTTATATGACATCTAAATACTTATAATTAAAAGATCCATAACAGGTATTTAGAGTGGTAAGACCTCGCAGAATAGCGGACATCAAACCAATATTTACGAATGTTGCCCAGACTTCACAGTATGAGGTAAAGTTTGGTGGATTTAATCTAGAGTTACAAAATTATCTTGCAGCAAGAGGAGTTGATCCAAGATTTACTGGAGAAACCGTAGGTCTTCTATGTAATTCTGCATCATTACCAGGAAGTTCATTTGCAACTGCCGATATTTCTGGGAATTATACTGGTGTAATGGAGAAGTTTGCCCATACTCGTATTTTTACTCCAATTGATTTAACTTTTTATGTTGATAAGGAATATAAAACGATGAAATTCTTGGAGCACTGGATGGAATATATGTCAAGTGCTTCTAATGTGGCTCCAAATAATGATGGATACTATTTTAAAATGAAGTATCCAAATCAATACAAGTGTGACTTTACTAAGATTACAAAGTTTAATCGAGATTATAAAGTAGAATTAGAATATAGATTTTTTGGACTTTTTCCAATGGCTTTGAGTTCTGTCGGAGTTTCGTATGATTCTTCACAAGTAATGACTGTAAGTGCCACATTTAACTACGAGAGATATGTAAGTGGTCCAGTTTACACAATTGATTCTCTTCGTGGTAATTTCAATAATTTGGTTCCTTCCATTATGAATAAAACTATTCCTACAGTAAATCCAGCATCTATTGATGAATATCGTAATTTCTATGATATTGTAAAGCAAACTCAATTTAGTGCTCTTCCCAATACCAGCACATTACCAAATAACTTTAATCCAAGCCCAGATAGTACAGTGATCTCAAGTTATACTCGCTAAATAATTTTAACTGAAATTCTATAGGTCATTATGCCTTTACCAAAGATTGCCACACCAACATATGAGTTGGAAATTCCTTCATTAAAAAAGACAGTCAAATATCGTCCATTTTTAGTCAAAGAAGAAAAGATCCTCATCATTGCGATGGAGAGTGAGGATAACAAACAGATTGCGAATGCAGTTAAAACCGTAATCTCAAATTGTATTCTTACAAAAGGAATTAAAGTAGAAGAGCTTGCCACATTTGATATTGAATATCTCTTTTTGAATATTCGTGGTAAGTCTGTTGGAGAAACCGTTGATGTTCTTGTAACCTGTCCCGATGATGGCGAGACACAGGTTCCAGTATCAATTGTTCTTGATGATATTAAAGTTCAGGTTGATAAAAATCATTCAAGAGACATTAAGGTTGATGATACTCTTACGATGAGAATGAGATATCCATCAATGACAGAGTTCATCAAAAACAATTTTGGATCTGGTGAAGTCAGTGTTGATGATACTTTTGATCTTATCTGTTCTTGTATTGAACAGGTTTATAGTGAAGAAGAGTCTTGGAACTCTGGTGATTTTACAAAGAAAGAACTGACAGAATTTGTGGATCAATTGACCTCAAATCAATTTAAAGAAGTTGAAAGGTTCTTTGAAACAATGCCTAAACTTTCTCATACAATTGAATTGCAGAATCCAAATACAAATGTGAAGAGTGAAGTAGTTCTGGAGGGATTAACTGCTTTTTTCGGGTAGGTATGGCACACGAAGATCTTGTGTCATACTACAGGACAAATTTTCAGTTGATGCAGCATCATAAATATAGCTTGACAGAGCTTGAAAATATGATCCCTTGGGAACGTGAAGTTTATATTGCACTCCTTCGCCAGTACATAGAAGAAGAAAACCAGAAGAACCAACAAGCAAATGGCTAGTATTGGATCACCAATCGCAGGACCTATTATTAATATTAATGCGAGAACGGTATCTCGTTCGGTTATTTCTGGTGGTGGAGGAGGAGCAGCAGGAGATCCAGAAACTTCATCAATTGTAAAGAGACAAACAACTGATATCACTCTTATCAATAAGAACATTGGTGTTTTGGCAAAAAGGCAGAGCGATGCAATTGCCTCATTTCAGCAGGCAATAGGAACACTAACACAGGGATTGAATACAATTCGTGTTACCGTTCAGGATTTGGGTAATAGACTTAATGTCACAAATAATCTTCTTGCGACAGATACAAAATTAGAGCAACAAAAAGATCTTCAGGAACAGAAACAAGAAAAAACACTTGCAGAACAAGGTGCAAGAGCAGGTAAAGAAAGTCTTTTGGAAAGAAAGATACAATCGGCACTCTTAGCACCCGTTAGATTTATTGCGGCACGAACTCAATCTATTCTTGAAAGACTGAAAACATTTTTTACAACTTTACTTTTTGGATGGTTAACTAATCAATTAATTGAAACTTTAAAGGCAAATGCCAAAGGTTATGGTAAAAAATTAGAAGAAATCCGAGATAATGTTCTAAAGGGTCTTGGAATTGCTGCTGGAACATTATTATTATTGAATGGTGGATTTTTTGCAATTGCTGGAACCATTACCAGATTATCTCTTAAAATGGGTGGATGGCTACTTACAAACACTGTAGGTAGATTTTTTGGAGCACTTGGAAACATATTAAAATCTGCTGGAAATGGAATAGTTTCGGGAGCACAAGCGGGGTGGAAAGCACTAACAGGAGGAGGTGCAAAAACAGCAGCTGCAGCAACAGAAACTGAAGTAAAATTAGGCACAAGAGTTGCTGAGACTGGACTAGAAGCAACAGCAAAAGGTGGTGGAAAATTAGGCACAAGAGTTGCTGAGACTGGACTAGAAGCAACAGCAAAAGGTGGTGGAAAATTATTAGGAAGAATTGCACCAGTAGCTCAAACTGCTTTGGGAGTTGGTTTTGGTATACACGATCTTTCACAAGGAAAACCAATAAGTGCCGCATTTGATTTTGGTTCGGCAATTCCAGGACCTATAGGATGGGCATTTCTTGCTGGAGGATTGGGTTATAATCTTTTAGGTTCTCCTGGAGAAGGAAAACCAAGTGGAAATAAAAAACAACAACCAAAAATGCAAGCAAAAGTAGATAAATCAAAACAATTAGATGCTTCTAAATCACCAGAATTTGGTAATGTTGATATTCCAGCGGATGTATCCCAACAGGCACAAACTACAAAAATGCCATCTCGTACATTTAATCTTGGACCAGCACCTGAACAACAACCAAATGTTGTAATGATGTCTTCCTTAGGTGGTGGACAACCTCAACAACCACAAATGACAAGTAGTGGAGGAGCGGCAAGTGATGTTCCAGCAATTACATCATCAAATCCCAGCAATTTTTATACATTATATTCGCAAGTTAATTATAATGTGGTAATGTAACAATGGCAGCAACTACTCTTAGACCAACTATTAATATTAAATCTTCTTTTACCACAATAGGTGCTGGATTTAAAAAAGCCAATAAATCTGTTGGGTCTATAAGAACCATTCTACTCAAAAGAACAAAAGTTAAAAGAGATGCAATTGCTGGAAAGAGAAATTTATTTTCCAAACGCATAGAGAATCAAAGAAGAAAGGATTCTGAAGCGGTTGTAGAAGCATCAAAAATTGGTACTGGAATTGGAAGAATAGGAAATGCTGTTCTTAATAGCGGTAAAGGGATATTTGGTAGAATTGTGGATTTTGTCGGAACTTTATTAGTTGGATGGTTAGTAAATAATCTCCCAACAATTATGACAATGGCACAAGATTTGATGGGAAGAATACAAAAAACTGCCAATATTCTTGGTAATTTTGTAAGGGATATTGGTGGAATATTTGCGGCAAGTACAAAAGTATTGGGAGCAGTAGTTACAAATATTACAAGCCTTGATTTCTTCGATAGTCAAAAAAGAGTAAGCACGGCACTAGGAGATCTTGAGAGTGTTTTTAGTGATATGAATAAGCAGTTTGATGATGGAATTAAACTGCTGACAACTCCTTTGGGTCAAATGACTGGAGAAACCCCAGTACCACCAGCAGGCACTGATTATACTATGCCCCCCGAACAAGTAGGTAAATCTGGAACTGGTGGTCAATTGCAACCAATCCATAAACAAGCACTGGACATTATTTCTGGACCAGAAAGTGGTGGTAATTACAATGCTATGAATAATGGTAATTCTGGAGATAGACCTGGTGGGTCTAAAAAATGGCTTGGAAAAAATCTTACTGATATGACCATTGGTGAAGTTAAACAACATCAAAATGTTAGGGGGGATTTGTGGGCAGCTGGTCGATATCAAATTATACCAGTATCTCTTCCAACAGCACAATCTGCTGCTGGATTAAAAGATAGTGATATGTTTGATAAAAATAATCAAGATTTATTGGGAATTGGATTATTGAAGGTTCAAGGACCAGGTGCTTGGAGTAAGTATTCAAAATATTCTAAAGAAGAAATATCTATAATGTATAAAGCAAAAGATACTCCTTTAGGAAAATCACAAGCACCACAAGCACCAACTCCAGCAAAAACATCTCCATCTCCATCATCTACAACTACTGTTCAAGATCAATTTAAAGGTAAACCTGGTGGAGCAGCAGGAATAATTACATCAGAAAGAGGATGGAGAAATGGTAGAATGCATCACGGAATTGATATTGCTCCAGCAGGTCCTGGTTATTATGTTGCATTAAAACTTTCTGGCACAGTTGATTATATTGGTTTTGACGCTGGTGGATATGGCAATTTTGTTGATATTAAATCTGAAAATACAATATATCGTTTTGCTCATCTAGCAAAAGTATTTGTAAAAAGTGGACAATCTTATAATGGGCAAACAATTGGTGAAATTGGAAGTACTGGTGGATCTACTGGAATACACCTTCACTTTGAAGTAAGACCTGGTGGTAAAAACTCCATAGATCCAAGACCTTATCTTGGATTACTATCAATTGGTAAAACAATTACTGGAATTCCTGGTCAATTTAATCTTGCTCCAGGAAACAATAATATTACTAGAGCAGCAAATCAATTGAATCTCCCATCAACAGCAAGAGCACCACAAGTTATGGTAATGGATGATCGCCCAGCACCACAACCACAACAACCTCAAGTTGCATCTGGTGGTGGATCTGCTCCACCAATGATCGATAGTGAGAATGTGTTAAATAACTTGATGAGAAATTATTTACTCTTAGACTTGGCTTATACCTAAATGTCAACAAAAAGATCTATTTACGAAGAACTGACAATAGAGTCAAACGATCAGAAAAGGACGATTGATTTGAAGCAGGGAACCATCTCAATTGATTATTATGAGGATATATTTTCACCAACCATTACGGCAACTCTTCAAATAGTGAATGGTGGTGATAGTATTTCTGCACCAGATAGTGAAGGAAATCCCGATGGTCCAGCACAATCAATCTATAATGGTCTTCCTTTAAGGGGTGGGGAAAGAATATCTCTTAAGATTGCTGGTAATTCCAAGACAAATCCCGGACTAGACTTTTCCTCAAAAGAAGATAATTATTTTTATGTTTCTGCCATTACAAATGTACTGTCAGAAAGTCAGAGAGAAACATTTACTTTAAATCTCGTCTCAAGAGAGGCAATTACGAACGAGACTTCACGAGTAGGTAAAAAATATCCAACAACATCAACAATTAATACTTCTGTTGAGGGTATTTTAAAAGATTATTTAAAAACTGAAAAAGTTGGAGTAATTGATAAGACCTCAAACAAATATGGATTTATTGGGAATTTGAGAAAACCATTCACTGTTCTTGTCTGGTTGGCATCAAAGGCAGTTCCTGATAAATCTGGTGATGCAACCGCTGGATTTGTATTTTTCCAGACAAAGGATGGGTTTCAATTTAGATCTATTGACGGACTTATCAAACAAGATCCGAAGGCAGAATATGTTTATACTCAGGTCAATCAATCTGAATTTGAATACGAAGGAAAACCAGAACTTCAAAGTAATGACTTTAAGATTTTAAATTACAGTACATCCAAAAATCAAAATTTACTTGAGAAACTGAGAATGGGAACCTATTCCAGTTATCGTATTTTCTACAACCCATTAGATTTTACATTTACAGATCCTGCAAAAGGTGTATTTAAGTTGGGAGATTATGTTGGTGGAGTGACTAATCTTGGGCAACAACTTAAACTTCCTAAGATTTCCAATTCATCTAATGTGGATCTTGGAGATATTCCTACGAGATTTTTTACCCAATGTTTAGATGTTGGGACGATGGAGAAGGATGTTTCAACCGATGTAAATTCGGATCCATTAAAGTATCAATCTCAGTCAATTATGAGATATAATATTCTATTCACTCAGACATTGAGTATGGTTGTTCCTTCCAATACCAATCTGAGAGCTGGTGATATTATTTCTTGTAAGTTTCCGACTATTTCAAGATCAAACAAAGAAGAATTTGATAAGGAGCAAAGTGGTCTATATATGATTAAAGAACTGTGTCATCATTTTGATACTGGTGGGTCATATACTTCAATGAAATTGGTACGAGATACATTCGGTCAATACGGAACAAATAATACAAAATGATTGAAGCATCCCTTTTAAAAAGTAATTTTATCGGTAGAGATGGATTTAGATGGTGGATCGGACAAGTTCCACCAGAGAGTGCTCACGGTGCTCAAATTAATAAAGGTGGATGGGGAAATAGATTTAAAGTTCGTATTATGGGATATCATCCCTATGATATTACCGAACTTCCTGATGATGATTTACCTTGGGCACAAGTTTTAATCTCTACAACTGCTGGATCTGGCGCAGGAAATAATGCCACAACGGTTAAGATTGCTCCTGGTGATGTAGTATTTGGTTTCTTTCTTGATGGTGATAATGCTCAAATTCCTGTCATTATGGGAGTTTTTGGTAGAACTTCTCAGGTTCTTACTTCCAAAAATGCCGGACCATTCCAACCATTTACTGGATATACCAGCAAAATTAAGAATGATGGTAAGGCAGTTAAAACAGACCAAACCAACGAACAAACAGCAGATGCTCAAAAATCTCCAAGAAATGTATCACCAGCACAGGCAAAGGTAATTGGATCTGATGAGATTTCTTATTTTTCTGGAATTGGTGAGACAATTCAACTTGCCGATGGTAGTAATAATACTGTAATCAGTAAGATTTCAACAGAAATTAGTAATTTACTGAACAAAATTAATAATGCCAGTGCCATCTTTATAAATTTGGCAAATGAAGTTAGTTTTGTTGTTCAAAAAATCCAGGCAATATCTAATCAATTGGTTGGTAATATGGTAACAGCTTTTTATAAGAAGCTTGCTCCAATCATCAATAAGGGACTTAAACTTTTATATCGCCAAGTTTATAATTTAATTCTTGCCGCAACAAAAATACCTGCACTTGCTCACAAGGCAGGTGTTGCAGCTCAAAATGCAATGGTGATTCCTGTTCAAAACATTCAAAAGATTGTTGGAAGTTTGACTGGTTCAATCGTCGGTAGTCTGGGTGGAACCATTAGTGGATTACTGAATGCCGTGGTTGATAACCAAACGAGATTTGTAAGTTGTGCATCAACACAATTTACTGGTGCTCTGGTGAATGATGTAATCAATAAGGCAACTCAAGGAATGTCTTCTGTTCTGGGTGGAATTGGAAGTATTTTAAAGTTTTTCCCATCATTCAGCGTATCTAATATTCTTAGAACTTCTTCTGATGCAATCAAGGGTTTGGTTGGTTTATTGGACTCAAATCAAACCAAAGGAAAGGCACAAGGAATGGTCAAGCAGTGGGTCATTGGTTGTGGACCTAAGAATGGTTCTTGTTATAATTTTAATGATGTATTGGAAAGTGCAAACTTTATGGATGCTGCCAGTAAGGCTACTGAAGGTGTTGGTGTTGCAAATAATGCAATTGATACCGCAAGTGGATTAATGGGTGCCGTGAATTCTGCAACAGGTGTTGCGAATGCAGTTGCTTCTACCGCTAAAGATGTAGTTGGTCCATTCAGAGATTTGGCAGTATTAAGTAAAACTCCTGGCAATAAGAGTGCATCTGGTAGTTGTTATGCTGGACCTCCCGTATCTTGTGGTCCTCCAGTTGTTAAAATTTTTGGTGGTGGTGGATTAGGTGGTGCTGCCATTCCTTTATTTGGTTCTATTGTTGGGGAAACTGGAAGCAAAACTGGTAGTATCATTGGTGTTCAACTCACAAATCCTGGATATGGGTATCAGTTCCCACCATTTGTTGAGATTACCGATGAATGTGGTCAAGGTTATGGTGCCGTTGCACGATCTGTTCTGAACGATGACGGAACAATTAAGTACATCTATATTGTATCAGACGGCGAAAACTATCCAATTAATGAACAAGTCCCATACTTTATTGATGATGTTGTAGTTGAAGAATCTGGAAATGATTATACCGAGAATGATACAGTCACCGACGAGAATGGTAATAAGTTTGCGTTTGAACTGTATAATGGTTCTATCACTAAGATTACCCCAATAAATAATTCAGTCAGCGATCTTCCAGTTCTCACTGTTAATTCAAGTACTGGATCTGGTGCGGTTCTCAGACCAATTCTTACAACAATTCAAAGAATTGGAACTCCTACAAAATCAATTGATTGTGTTTCATAAATGGCTAAAAGACCCACAAAAAATCAAAACTGGCAAGGAAGACAAGTCACAAGTTTTGGTCCAAAGTTTAGAATTGATGTAGCAAACCCCCAGATGGGGGTGAATGGAACTGATGTATATACCTTATATGGTGTAACGGACGGTAAAGATGTTGCTATTACTGGACTTACCGAAGGCGGTCTTTATAAGATTTACAATGATAAGTCTATAGAAATCGTTGCCGGTCAGAAGAACAGTGGTGGTGTTGATATTATGATCACTGGTAGAAACGGTGATGTTTGTATCACGGCAGAGAAGAGTGGAAGAGTCAGAATTCGGGCTCAAAATATTACATTAGATGCCGACGAGGATATTGATATTGTGGCAGGAAGAAATATTAATCTATTATCTGGGTCTGGAAGAGTATTTTTGAAAGGAACTACTGTTGCTTCTGATGGTATTGATGGAAATCTCGTGCCGAAAGGTGCAACTTTTGGTGAAATTGCCTTTGCCGGAACTTTTGTTGGTAGTGATAAAATCACATCAACATTTAATGGTGGAGTGGCAAGTAATGTTGCATCGGCAAGTAATACCGCATCAAGTTGTGATGCAAAGGTTGATTCTCCTGCTGCCACAGAAAATAGTAAATATGCCGATGATGTTCTCTCAAATGCAGAACTCAATCGTGCTAATGTAACAACATCGGCAAATGTTGTAAGTACTGGTGGCGCCGCTACTGGTGGAACTCTTGCGGAATAATTAAAATGGCAGACGATATCTATTACAGCTCACCGACATTTTTTAATGATAATGCCACCTTTTTTGGTGATGTAAATTCCTTTGGCAATATTAGTGTTGGTGGCAATATTACTGGCAATACTGTTAGTGTTTCTTCGGGCAAATCTAATCAATTTTTGAAGGCAGATGGTACTTTAGACTCCAATACATATTTAACTGCTGCAACATTGGTGTTACCAACGGCAGAATTTCTTGCTGGAACAACCTTATTATTTTATCAAGCAACTGCTCCAACAGGATATACAAAACAAACTACTCACGATAACAAGGCTATGCGAGTAGTCTCTGGAACTGGTGGAGGTTCTGGGGGTACAACTAACTTTACAAGTGTATTTACAAGTAGAGGTGTTCCACTTCCACAACACGCTCACGGTGGAAGTACTGGTGGGCACAGTGCAGATCATAGTCACAATTTTCAAAACTTTTATTTTGCAGAAGTTGATGGAAATTCTGGTCTACCAAATGCATATGCTGGTTCCAATTCAGGTGACGATTTTGATAACGTTCCATGGTACACCGACTGGACTACTGCTGGTACAAATAGTAATCACACACACTCCTTTACAACTGATAATCAAGGTACTGCTGGAGCAGCAATGGACTTTGCAGTTCAGTACATTGATGTTATAATTTGTAGTAAGAATTAAATAAAATATGGCAAAAATCAAACCGGGCAATTTTTGTCCCCTCATTAAAAAAGATTGTATTGGATTGAAGTGTTCTTGGTATACACAAATGCGAGGAACCAATCCAAATACTGGAGAACCAGTAGATGAATGGGGATGTGCCGTAACTTGGATGCCAATAATGGCAGTAGAAATCGCACAAAAATCCAATCAAACTGGTGCTGCTGTGGAGTCTTTCCGTAATGAAGTCGTAAAAGGAAATCAACAGAATCAGCAACTTTATGTTCAGGCACTTCAACAAGGAGTTGTTCCTGCACAAGTAACTCCACTCAATTCACCAATAAATATTTTAGAAGAAGAAAAAGAAAAATGAAAATTGTATTATCTATTGATGTTTTAAATAAAAATATTACAGTTGAAAATGAAACCCTGTTTAATGTTACAGGACAAGATTTTTCTTGGATTCCATCAAATGTGACTTATCTTATATGGTATGGTACTAGAGGAAGTATTAATTATGAGATTGATGAATCTGGAAATGGTCCTGTAGAATTCATTACAGAACTTGGGATTTATGAAAGGGCAATTCAAATGTTTAATAATGAAAAACAAAGAATTGCTGATGAACAAAAAGCACAAGAAGAAGCACAAGAAGAAGCAATAGAATCTAGAAGAGATTATTGGAAAAAATTGAGAATTTTAAGAGACGGAAAACTTTCTAAATGTGATTGGACACAAATTCCTGATGTGCCATTAACAGAAGAACAAAAAACTGCTTGGTCAAATTATCGTCAGGAACTTAGGGATCTTCCGGGAAATACTGAAGATCCAAAGAATCCAATTTGGCCACCGACACCGACCCCTTGACAGGCACCCCCAGATGCCCTATAATATCAGGGTAATCAACACAAGACCAAATGCCTGCCAACACCGAAGAGTTTCTGTCCCGCTGTGTCGTGGATACTCTGGCACGTAAGTTCTATCTTTATTCTAGTGAAGGTGGAGAGAAACTCGTAGAATGTGAGACTATTGACCAGTTTATGAATGTACTGGAAATTGTTCGCAGTCAAGTAAGTGAAGATTGCCTTGCATATTCTAATCCCTTTTGACAAATGGAAAAATTTACAGTAGAAGAATTTCAAGACGACTTTGATAATCTCCTTGAGCGCGTAGAGAGCGGGGAGAATTTCATTATCACCGATCAAGGAAAAGAAGTTGCAATAATGTCTGCAAAGGACTATGAGTGTATAGTAGATGAGATAGAAGGGAATGACGACCTGATACGAATACACACAGAAGAAAACAACGAAGCACAATAATGTTTTTGCGAGTGTGATGTATGGAGCATCGTGGGTCTTATAAGCCCAAGTGGACCAGATTAGTCCCGTGTTAGGGTTCGATTCCCTACACTCGCACTTGCTCCTTTAGCTATCTGGTGAAAGCAGCGAACTCATAATTCGCCTCAGGTGGGTTCGATCCCCTCAAGGAGCATTGACTATTATGATATAATAGTTTCATACACGCCCGTGTAGTCCAGCGGAAGAGACAGAGGACTTAAAATCCTTCCAGGGTCGGTTCGAATCCGACCACGGGCATAAAATAAATATAAGATACGGAAAACTATAATGTCTTATAGAATCTCCACTGCTTACTGCTGGTATAATGATGGTAGTATGATAGTCAAGATGTATTTTGTCAATGAAATTCCTTTCACTTTTGATGAAATGCCCGATGGACATTTGAATGATATGGATCTTCTTCGGGAAGCAGATAAGAACAGAACGTTTGATCCAGAAGACTTATTTAAGAACTCATTCTATTTGATAGATGAGGAGGCACATCCACTATTATTTGAGATGGATTTGGAAAATCCAGAAGACTTACCAGAGGATATTATGGAGTTTGACGAGGAAGATTTGAGTAGCTAAATAGAAGATAGAAATATTTTAGAAGTCATAATACCATGCCTCTTAATAGACTTGACAATTTTATCAAGAACACTGAAGGTAGAATCTTATACGTCAGCCCAAGTGATCTAAATGCTACTGATAGTGTTAGTAACCAAGGTAATTCACTATCACAACCATTCAAAACTATTCAAAGAGCACTTCTAGAATCCGCTAGATTCTCTTATATTAGAGGTAATGATAATGACATTACTGAAAGAACGACTATTTTGCTTCTTCCTGGTGAGCACCCTGTTGATAACAGACCAGGATATGCAATCTACAGCAGTGGTGGAGTTTATGTAACTGCCCCTAACGGAACAGTATTTCCAGCAGAAAACGAACTCTCACTCACACTTACATCAAACTTTGACTTAAACCAAAGAGACAATATTCTTTACAAGTTCAATAGTGTCAATGGTGGTGTTATTGTTCCTAGAGGTACATCAATCGTTGGTCTTGACTTAAGAAAGACCAAGATTCGTCCTAAGTATGTTCCAAACCCAACTGATTCAACAGTTCCATCTTCGGCAATCTTTAGAATTACTGGTGCCTGCTACTTCTGGCAGTTCTCCATTTTTGATGGCGATGAAACAGGAACAGTTTATACCGATAAATCTGATTTCTCGGTCGTTAATTCTGCAACTCCTACATTCTCTCACCATAAACTCACCTGTTTTGAGTATGCCGATGGTTTCAATACTGTAACTGGATATGACCTTACAGACCTTGATATGTATTATAGCAAGGTATCCAATGCCTTCAATGCTGCATCAGGTCGTGATATTGATCAAAAATACCCAACTTCACCCCTTGGATTTGCAAAACAACGTCCAGAATGGGAAATTGTTGGAGCATTTGCAAGTGATCCAATTCGTATCACATCCATTATTTCTGGTGATGGATATACTCCTACTTCTGTCATTACGGTAACTACCGCAATTGCACACGGTCTTAATGCTGGAACACCTATTAAGATTAATGGTGTTACAACTACCGATTATAATATTTCAACAAAAGTTCAGACTGTTCTTTCGGATACACAATTCACTTATTTGATGCCTGCCGTAAGGGCAAACCTACCAGCAACTCCATCTCCAGCTGGTGCAACAGTTACGATTGAGACCGATACCGTAGGTGGTGCATCACCTTATGTCTTTAACTGTTCGCTCCGTTCTGTATGGGGTATGAACGGTATGCACGCTGATGGTGCTAAGGCATCAGGTTTGCGTTCAATGGTTGTTGCTCAATTCACAGGTGTTTCTCTACAAAAAGATGACCGTGCATTTGTAAAATATGACCAATCATCAAGAATTTACAAAGGCATTAGTCCAATTAACAAGGTAACTGGTGCAGATCTATCCAGTGGAGCAACCTCAACTGATATAACCTCTGCATATCACCTTGATTCAGATGCCATCTACAGAAGTGGATGGGAAACAAGTCACATCAAACTTTCAAATGATGCATTTATTCAGGTTGTTTCTGTATTCGCAATCGGATACAACAAACACTTTGATGCAATTAATGGTGGTGACGCATCCATCACAAACTCTAACTCTAACTTCGGACAAATCTCACTGAATTCTAGTGGATTTAAGAAAGAAGCATTCGAGAAAGATAATCACGCTGTCATTACCTCAATTGTTGCTCCAAGAGCAATCACTGCATCTGCAACATCCATTGATTGGATTTCATTAGATGTTGGACTCACAACTGCCGTTGGTATTTCCAGCCATCTATATCTCTACGGATTTACATCACAGACAGATCTACCACCAACAATTATTCAGGGATACCGAGTTGGTGCAAAAGTTAATGATCAACTTTATCTTGCCACTGGAGCAGGTATTGGTGGAACGGTAACTTCCAACATTTATATGACGGATTCCATTAATCCTTATGGGTCTCCTTCGATTGGTGCAACAATTTCTTATGGAACAAATACAAGTGAGAAGTCATATCAAGTAACTTCTGGTCCAACCAGTAATGTTCTGACTCTTGGAACCGTTCCTCACGCACTACAAACAGGAGAAACAATTAGAATCTTCAGTGATGATGGTGATCTTCCAGAAAATATCACTGCAAATACTGTTTATTATGTAATCTATAATACTTCTACAACAATTAAGGTTGCCACATCTCCAACAAACGCAACACTTGGAAATGCAATTACCATCTATGGTGGAACAAAACTGAAAGTTGTAAGTAGAGTATCTGATAAGAGTCCTGGTAGCTATGGGCATCCAATTCAATATGATACCAATCGTTCCAATTGGTATGTTCATGTTAATCGTAATAATGACATCTTTAATGCACTATCAACGTATGGTGTTGCAACATTAGGTTCGAGATCTAATGTTCTTCAATTCTACAGAACTTCTGATGGTAGAGGTATTGATGAGAAGATTTATAAGTTAAGAGTCTTTATTCCAAAAGAAATTGAAAATGCAAAAGATCCTACCGCATCATTTGTCATTCAAGAATCAAGCAAAACTGGATTTAGAAGTGATACTGATCCTTCACTAACGGTTCTTGGACCATCGGATTTTGAGTACGGAAGAAATCCAAGATTTATCAGTAGCTGTACTTATGATGGTACAAGTACAATTACAGTAACTGCAGAACAACCACACTGTTTATTTGTTGGTGATAAGATTATTGTCAAGAACGTTGTAAGTTCTACCAATACTTCTGGGGCAGATAATTCTGGATATAACGGAACCTTCCTGGTTACTGCAATACCAACGAATAAGGTCTTTAAGTATTCTTCAACTGATACAGATGGAGTTCTTCATACTCCAGGAACCTTTACGAGTTATGATCAGAATTCAAGATCTATTGATTTGCCGAGATGGCAGAGAGCAGATATTCAATCAAACTACTACATCTATCGTAATGAGGTTATCACTCCTTATATTGAAGGAACTCAAGATGGTATCTATCACCTCTATGTTCTGAACTCAAGGAATACTGTTCCTAATGAATTTACTTCATATAAGTATGCACAGAATGTTGTTGATCTATTCCCACAATTAGATAATGATAATATTGATGATAATCCACAAGCAGCAAAATCATTTGCGAAGAGAGCGCCTCTTGGTGATGTCGTAACAAACGATCTCAAGAAGAGTATTACTAAAGAAACTCTTGATTACTTCCTTCAGGAATTTGGTATTGGTATTGGAGTTTCATTAACGGCAACTCAGGCAGGTATCACAACAGTCACCTTTACCGAAGAGCACAATTTCTCTGGTATTGTAACTTATAGTTCATTTGCAGGTGGATCTGGTAAATCACCTGGAACTTATTATAACGTTAAACTTTATAATGATTCTGGACTTACTTCTTGGAACGGTGCAACATCTAAGGTAGTTGTTTCTACTGGCGGAACGGTTACATCCGTTGATATTACATCACCTGGTTCTGGATATTCAAGCGGAACTCTTTATCTTGATACTACTAAGATTGGTGGTGCCGCAAACGCAACAGTTACGATTGCAACTTCTGGTATCTCAACCAATATTGGTCAGGTAGTTCAATTTACTGGTGTTGGAACAATTACCGACAGTTATGCTCGTATCGTTACTGTTCCTTCCGGTAATACTATTTCGATTGCAAGAACATCTGGAGATCCATATGTTGCTTCTAATCAATATGTATTCTTGGTAGGACCTTCGGCAGGAATTTCAACAGTCATTTATAACTCTACTGTTGGTGTTGCAACATTTACAACAACACAGGCACACGGATTGCTTGCTGGTAATAGATTTAGAATTCTGACCAGTGCCAATAATAATGTTGGTGATTACATCGTTAAAGAGGCAGCTACAACAACAACATTCAGTGCGACAACGAATAATCCATTAACTTCTCCTTCGATTGCTTCTGGATTTATTCTTAAGCACGGATTATCGGCAAATGATGCCGTTTCCGATTCTACTGGAGAGAACATTGGTGTTCGTGATGTTCCTATTTTTGGAAATGAATATCTAACTCTGAATGCCACATTAACAAACTCTGCAAACGATACTTCATTCTCGGTCATCAGCACTGTTGGTGTCGGAACCTATAAGAGATTCCCACTTGGTTCTTATATTCAAATTGATGCCGAGATTATGAGAGTTGCCAGCAGCACTCTGTCTGGTCCTGGTAATGATAAACTGACAGTTCTTCGTGGTGCTCTGGGAACAAATGTTGCGGCTCATACTACTGGATCCCTGATTCGTAGAATTAATCCAATTGCCATTGAATTCCGCAGACCTTCTATTCTTCGTGCATCAGGTCAAACATTTGAATATCTTGGATATGGTCCTGGTAACTATTCAACGGGTCTTCCACAAGTTCAAGTCAAGACTCTAAGTGAAAGAGAAGCATTCCTTGTTCAATCACAACAAAGATCTGGTGGTGTGGTTGTTTATACTGGTATGAACAATGATGGAGACTTCTTCATTGGTAATACCAAGTACTCTGCATCTTCAGGTGAGCAAACCACATTTGCAATTCCAACTCCATCCGTAACTGGACAAGATCCAAATCGTTTGAGTGTCATTTATGATGAAGTTACGGTAAGAGAAAGACTGCTGGTTCAGGGTGGTAACTCTGGAACCATTCTTTCCCAGTTCAATGGTCCAGTTACCTTTAATAAGGAACTGAAGATGAACGGAACCGTAACCGTTACTTCTCTTATTAAGGAAACAAACACAACTGATTCTACCGCAGCAACAAATGGTTCTGTTGTTTTCAGTGGTGGTATTGGAGTTGTTAAGAATACAAATATCGGTGCCAATATTTCTGTTGGTGGAACAACTGGACTTACTGGTAAGGTTTATACTTATAATGACCTGAGTGTACTTGGAATCACCACACTTGCAAATAGTTTAGGAGTTGCTGGCGTCTCTACGTTCTACTCTAGTGTTACAATTAATGGTTCCGTAAACTTCAATTCCAACCTGGGAATTAGTGGCATCGCAACATTCCAAAATGATGCCACAGTTCAAGGTGACTTGTATGTTGGTAAGAATGGAGGAGGAGATTCCAATATTTACTTCTATAATGATAGTGCTGATAACTACGGTCCAACAATTCAATTTGTAGATAATGCAAGCACCATTGGTGGTAGTAGCGTTGCTGCAGATACGTTCTATTTCAATAATAGAATCTTTGTAAATGGTCAAATTGAAACAAACGGTGATATTACTGCATTCTCTACTTCTGACCAAAGACTGAAGGATAACATTACTCCAATTCCAAATGCACTAGATAAAGTACTTTCAATCAGTGGTAATACATTCGATTGGAATGATAAATCAGATAAAGAAGGAAATGATGTTGGTGTGGTCGCACAAGAAATTCTAGAAGTTCTTCCAGAAGCAGTAACCACCAGAGATAATGGATATCTTGCAGTTCGTTATGAAAAACTTGTTCCACTTTTAATTGAAGCAATTAAAGATCTTAAAGCGGAGATTAATGAACTCAAAGGAGGAAACTAAATGACTATCAAGGCTTCTGGTGCTTCACTTTTATATAGTGAAATTGCGGCAGAGTTTGGATCTCCTACAGGGAAAAATCTTGGTGCCTACAGAGTTAGTCAAACCGTAGGAACATTAACAAATCTTCCTCTGGATACTGGAATACCACAATCTGGTGCAATAAAATTTAGTGATTTTTATAGCAAAAGATTGAATGTCATTTTGAACTGCACTGGAATGCCTGATTTGACAAGCAGAGTTAATGCCAGAAATTTATATAATAATCCTACTTCAATATCTGGAGTTTCTGTATCTGTCATTGGTGGATTTAAATCAAAACCAACTAATACAGGGACAAGTAAAGTTTATATCAATACGAATACTCGAATTGGATCGACTCAGGGAAGTTCCACAATAGTTGCGTTCAGAACAGGAAATTGGGACTCTGGAACAGATCTTCGTTTGGAAAACGGAACAAATGGATTAATTGTTGGTTCTGGTGGTAATGGTGGTAATGCTGGTGATGGTGGATCACCTTCAACTGGTAGTGGACAACCAGGATCCACAGGAACTAGTGGATTGGGAATTGATTATCCAACTACGATTGTAAATAGAGGAACTATTCGCTCTGGTGGTGGCGGAGGAGGCGGCGGTGGTGGTGGATATGGACGCTCCCGCTACAGAAGAGGATTTGGATTTGCATTTGCTACTGCCCGTGCCAGCGGCGGTGGTGGAGGAGGAGGTGCTGGATGGCCAGCAGGTGGTGGAGGATCGGGAGGAAGATATGGAAGTGCTGGATCACTATATGGTGGTGGCGGCGGCGGTTCCAGCCAATTTGTCAGTGCCACCAATTGTAATGCCTATGGTGGTTGGGGAGGCAGCGGCGGATATGCCAGTGGTGGTGGCAATGGTCAAAATGGAGCTCAGAGTTCTTATGGAAGTGGTCTAGGTGGAGAATATGCGGGAAGTGGAGGTGCTGGAGGAGGTGCTGGTTATGCCATCGTTTATTATAATAATGGAACAGGGTCTTCATTAACAAATTATGGAACAGTATCTGGAGCTTCTGTATATAATACTGCTCCTCTCTAATAAATAACTAAAAAACGTCAATGGCAAATTATAATAAGTCATTTAACTTCAAAAATGGTGTACAGGTTGATGTAGACAAGTTTATTGTTCGTGGAAGCCTGGTTGGTATTGGAACGTCAATTCCGGGAGAAACTTTTGATGTTCTTGGTAATGTAAGAGTTGCTGGTCTTGTTACAACAACAAACTTAAGTGTAACTGGAGTTGCAACATTTAATCAGGTTCGTGTAGGTTCTATTCAACTTTCTGCATCTGCTGGTGTTGTTACAGCAACTGCATTCTATGGAAATGGTGCCACACTATCTAATCTTCCCACATCACAATGGGTTGATGTGGATGTGGGTCTTGGTTTTACGAGCATCTATGCCGCAGGAAATGTAGGTGTTAATACATTAGACCCAAGATTTAGTCTTCAAATTGGTGCTAATCCATTAGATAATCTTCCTGGTGTCGGCATTAACTCAAATGGTAATATCATCACCACTGGTATTATAAGTGCCACTTCATTTTTTGGTGCAGGATATGGAATTACATCAATAAATGCATCTAATATTACGGGAGGTAGTCTTCCATCTACAGTTATTCCACAATCCCTTTTTATTGGTGTTGTTACAGCAACCACGTTTTATGGAACTTTAGTTGGTATTGCATCAACGGCACTCAGCCTAAGTGGAAATCCTAATATTTCAGTATCAAATATAACCTCTTCAAATATTAATAATACTGGAGTTATAACTTCTTCTGTAATTAGGGGCGGTATTTCTTCAGTAGGAGTTTCAACAGTTTATACGAGATTTTATGCCGAATCAATTGGAGTAGGCACCAATTCTCCATCTAGTGATATTCATATTAGAAGAACCTCACAATCTAAATTGCAGGTTACGAGTGATAGTGCAGAAGCAATCGTTGCATTTGGTAGAAGCACTGCACTTACAGGATATAATGGAGTTTTAAGATTCGGAAACACTAGTGCTTTATATCCATACAGCACTCCAAATTCCTTAGATATTATTAATTATGATGTTGGAAATGTTAATAATTATATTCATCTTGGTGCTTCTGGACTAGGAACAGGAGCATTTAACTGGTTATATGGTCAAAATCTCACCAATTTGATGTCATTGACCTATGATGGAAATCTTGGAATTGGTATTACCGCTCCATTAAATGCTCTGCACGTTGTAGGAACATCTACGGTTACTAATGATTGTTATGTCGGAGACAATTTATATGTTAATAACAGTGCATTCATAACTGGCACACTTACTGTTAGTGGAAGCACTTTCGGTGGTGGTGGAGTTGTTAATAACAACATTTATGCAACATCTGGTGTTTCTACAGTTACAAATCTAAATGTATACAATCCGACTGGTATTAGCAGCATTGGTTTGGGAACTAGCAAACCAGAAGTAGGTTTTGATGCTCGTAGTTCCGTTGCTTATTTTGACAGTCTTGGACTTTCAACGACTGCTCTTTTTAATGGAAATACTACACTTGCCGTAAATGGACATTCACAACTTTCAAGTATTGGTATTGGAACAACGGCACTTTATGATCCTGGTTTCTATGGTCAAATTCAAATTCACGGAACTGAAGACTTTGATTCATCAATGACCATTTTTGGGTCACAAATAGGATTAAATGAATTCTGTGCTGTAGGATTTAATACTTATAATCCTCGTTCTATTTTTGACTTTGGTAGAGTTGGTTTAGCCGCTACATTAGGATATATTATTCCACCTACTCTTACAACAGCTCAACGTATTTCAATTGCTTCCACTGTTGCTGGTGGTATGATTTATAATAGCAATACTAGCACTCAACAGTATTATAACGGAACCAGATGGTTTGATGTTGCAACAACGGATGGTAATTCGGCAAATGCTGGGTTCTCTACCTTCGCAAGATGGGCAGGTATTTCTACAATCTCATCTGTTGCTGGATTTGCAACCTTTGCTGCTCAATCGGGAGTTTCTACGATTGCATCAGTAGCAGGATTTGCAACTGTATCTACTCAGGCAGGCATTTCAACAACCGTAAGTGGTGGTATTGCAAACGTTACTACATTACAAGTCACTGGTGTTTCCACATTCACTAATGGACCTGTAAGAATTGGTACGGGTATTACTATGAATAGTGGTAATACTGGTATTATCACTGCAACAGGTGGATTTGCAAGTGGTGTTAATAATGCAGCTACTCAAATCTGGGTCTCGGGTAACAGATTGATCTTTAATGTGGTTGGCATCGGTTCAACCTCCTTCGCACTCGCTTAACAGACAGTTACATAAGTGGCACAGGGGCTTGACGCCCCTGTTTTTTTGTCCTATAGTAACCAAGTAATCAAAACCGCCAAGTTAGGGCGGCAACAAACTATGAAATCTGTTTTCCCCGAAACTCTTCCTGGAAGAATTTCTTATGATGATCTAAAGAAAGCTTCACCTGATAATTTTCTGTATGAATTTCGTGGAGGAGTTGGTGTAATTCACGAAGATCGCAAATATATTGAATATGCTGATATTTTTTGGGGAGAAACCGAAGAAAACCCTGGTCGTGTAAAAGGATCCTCGAAAAACAACATCAAAAGTCTTGCCAGTTCGCGTAAGGTTGGAATTGATGTAACTGCTGAATTGCCAGCAGTTAGTGTTGCCATCATCACTGATTCTAGTGGAAAGTGCTATCGTTTTAAGGCAGAGAATGGCATTACCCGCAAGAAAGCAGATTTTTACAACGGGTACAAGGATGGTGCCTGGTTTGATGTAGTTAGGTTTGAGGCTGAAGATAGCCGTTCTGCCGAATACAACCGTGAAATCTGGTTGCAACGAGAAAATGATGGTCTTCCTCAACAATCACATTCTGTTGAAGATATTGTAGCATCTTGCTCTCGTTTAATTGCTTCTGGAGATCTTGACAAAGAAGAACTTGCAATTCGTGACTTTGTATATGAGTCTGCCCCTAATATGGCAACTCAAGATAAGAATGAAGCAGTTCGTCAAGTTCTTAAAAACGAAGAAGTTCCGACCGTAACCATTACTTGGCGCGATAATGAATGTCGTGAGTGGTTGGATCAAAAGTGTCTTGATGAAGTTGAGATTGATTATTCTTTCCCTTTCCACTACTTTCAAGATCGTATCTACCCTGTTTTGAAACAGTATTATGAAACGAACAAGGTTCAGGAAGTAGCTCAACACTTTGAAAACACCGGTGATAATGATCAAGTTATTATTGCTCGTCGTCAAAATTCCGAAACAAAGTGGGAAGAATGTCGTAAAGTAATGGAGGCAGTTGCAAAATATATGGTTGTCAATGATTGGAAACTTCCCATCAACCGCAATTTTGCTTACCCCCAAATCAAGAGCGGTGACAATGCCGAAGATCAAAACCGATTGGTGCGTATGTGATCCAGTTCTGAAACTGGCACAGGGGGCTTCGTGCCCCCTTTTTTAATGCTATAATAGTCTCATACGCAACGAGGAACGTGTTTCAACTTCGTCCCCACCAGCAAGATGCTCTGGATGCGCTTCAACAGCATTCTAAGGGTATCTGTGTGTTTCCTACGGGTGGTGGTAAAACCAACGTGGGTATCTTTGATTCCATCAATCAGTTTCTGTCTGCAACTCCTCAGACTATTGTAATTGTTGCTCCTCGTATTCTGCTGGCAGAGCAACTTTCCAGTGAGTATCTTGAGTTTATCACTAATGCTTCTGTGATGCACGTTCATAGTGGTGAGACTCATCATTATTCTTCTACCAAACCCAGTGATATTGCTTGGTTTGCTTCTACCACTCCTGGTCACAAACTCATCTTCACGACCTATAATTCTCTGCAGCAGTTGCAACGTGCAGAGATCAAGGTGGATACAATTTACTTTGACGAGGCACATAACTCCATTCAACGTCACTTCTTTCCTGCTGTAGAGTATTTTTCTGCAGAGGCAAATCGTTGCTACTTCTTTACTGCAACTCCCAAGTACAGTAATGTAATTGGCAAAGCAGGTATGAATGATGTTGAGGTCTATGGTCAAATCATCGCCAAAGTTCCTGCTCCTCAGTTGGTGCAGAACGGTTATATCATTCCTCCTAAGGTGATTGCAACTCAAATGCGTCTCTCTGTCAAGGGTGAGGATATTGCTCAACGTGACTGTGAGTATCTTCTCCAAACCATTCAGGACAATCCTGTTGATAAGATTCTGATTTGTGCGAAGGCAACCAAGCATATCATTGGTCTGCTGTCTGAGACTGACTTTGCTGAGCAACTGGCAGAGGAAGGTTATTCTGTGATGCACATTACGTCTAAGCACGGTGCATTTATTGACGGTGAGAAGGTCAATCGTGAGGTGTTCTTTGACACTCTCAACGATTGGGGCAAGGATGCAGACAAGAAGTTTGTGGTTCTGCACCACAGTATCCTGGCTGAGGGTATCAATATCAGTGCTCTGGAGGCAGTCGTCTTTATGCGCTCTATGGACATCGTGGGCATTGGTCAGACCGTTGGTCGTACCCTGCGTCTGCACCCCCAAGACGCCGCTGGGATCCGCTCTGGTGCCCTTGTGGCGGGCGATCTGCCCTCCTACACCAAATCCTATGGTCTGGTCATCTGCCCGACCTTTGACAAGGCATCTACGGGCACTGCCCAGAAGGTCCAGAATGTCGTGGACATCATCTTCAATCAAGGTGAGGTTGCCTTCAGCACGATCAATCGCTGAACTGGCACAGGGGGTTCCTACGGGAGCTCCTTTCTGCTATAATACACTCATAACCAAAGAGGTTTCCCCCAATGAAATGCAAAGTTGAACTCTACGTCGCTGGCAAAGTGTTCTATGAACTCGTTGAAGCACGTGATTATCAGGATGCCAAGCGTACTGCTCTGGCACGTAATCCATCCGCAAAAGTCATTAGTGTGAATGCTGCATTCTAATGAATTTGCCTCTTATTTCTAACTACGGACTGCTGAACCCTAAAGTTTCCGATCCTTCTGGTTATGTAACCAAAGATGGAATGTGGGCAGCAGTCCCTTTTGGCAAGCAGTTTATGATTCTTCACAACGGAGAACAAGTTCATGTTGCTGGAACTCTGGTGACTGCCAAGTCCTATATCAACAAACAGATTAAGGCATCCAAGGCAATCAAAACTAAACCAAAGAAAAGAAAGCCAGGTACATCATCGCTGGAACCATTCATCTAAACTTGATTAAATAGTACAATCACATTTTTTTGATGGACAAAGCAGAAAAGCGTAACCGAGCACTGGGTCTTTTTGTTGAGAGTGTGCTAAAGGCAGATACAGAACTTCGTCAATGTGCTCACAATCAGCAGTGCTTTAATGAACTGCTTGAATGGAGATCTGAGGTTCTCCAGTATCTGAACAAAAGAAGAGAAGAGGAATTTGGATGACTGCCTACTACTTTTGGTTTGGGATCTTTACCTTTCTCTTCTACCTTGTGGCAACGGATGACAGCGTAGCATATGCTGTTACCTTAGTCTCTAAACTGATAAGGTTCCAATACGAAAAGACTAAGTGGTGGTTGCTTTATAATCCTGCCAATCCAATTGTGAAGTGGTTGATGTGGAGAAATGCATTAAGGATGGCTAAGGAACTTGAAAAAGAATTCAAGAAGTGATATAATTACTATTGTGTTTATTCACAAACATTATGTCTAGAACTTATAGAAATACGGAAGGATGGCATAACGGAGCATTTAGACATCCGCATACAGAAAACGAAAGAAAGCAGCTAGATGGAGTGCTGCACGATCCAGAACTTATGGAACTCCCAGTTTCAGGTTTAAATCATCTTAAAGCAAGAGAGCACCAGCTGCCGAGTGCTTGGGATGATGTTATAATTAGCGCATACTATGAAAAGTAAGTGGAACGTTGATCCACAATCTGCAATCACAATCGCCCGTCTAATTGGAGAATTAGAGGGCGTTTCTTATATCTTGGATTGTTTGGATGAACCAGAGGAGTATGAGTATATTCAAACTATGAAGCAGAAGTATTATAAGGAGTATTTCAAGAGGAAACGGACAGAAAATGAACTGGCACAATCCCCCTCCAATTCCCCACCAGATGCCTTATAATAGTCTCATACACACAGAACTGCGATGACTTACAACGCAACCGTCAAACTCTGCTACATCAACGACACAGAAGCATCTCACAATAAGTATTTTCCCGAAATCGTTGATAAGCAGACGATTACTATTGAAGCACCCGCACAAGACTTGAATACTCATCAGTATTTTGAACTCTTTAAGGGATTTCTTCGTGCTGTTGGGTTTGATGATTACGGCATTATGGATGGTGCTTGTCGTGTTGCATTTAATGATTGCAACAGGGAAGATGATATGAAGAAACTTGCTGATGAGTATGAACTCTTTCTTGCCGAAGATTATCATAAAAAACT